TGCTAACATAGATTTATTTCAAGCAGTAACTACTAGCCTTAAAGAAACTGGCTTTACATTTTTTTACAAAGAAGAAACAAATCCTGATATGTTAAAAACTAAAGGTGCTTTGTATATTGATCATGAAGGCAAGGTTATATTGTATGAAGATAAGCCAGAATTTAAAGGAACAAATAATTACGAAGCCTTTAATGCTTTTTGGTGTAGTTTTGCTTTTACAAAAGAAGTATTTGACGACTGTATTGCTTTTATGGAAAAAAGTACATTAAAGCAACACGTTGATACAAACGATATAGTAACAACACCTATTTTTAAAAGCAAGGGCATTAAAGTTGATGACTATAAGGACTTAGGTACATGGCAAGAAATACGAAGACTATTATCAACTCACGAGGTTGAATAATAATGTTGACCTTTAGTTAAAATTTTGTTATACTGAATGTACAAATGAGGATATTTAAATGAAAGTAAAATTAGTAAGTTATAGTAAAGCCACACCTGAATTTGAAGCAGAAGGTCTTAGCAATTTACAAGAACTTATCGCCTATTGTGCCAAAGTAAGTAATCCTACAAATCAAATAAACAGTGAAACAAGTGAGCGATTAATTAAATACTTAATTAAACATCAACACTGGTCACCTCTTGAAATGGTTAATGCTTGTTTAGAAATAGAAACTACAAGAGATATTGCTCACCAAATGGTTAGACATCGTAGTTTTAGTTTTCAAGAATTTAGTCAACGTTATGCTGATCCGACTACTATGGAAGATTGGTATGTAATGAGAGAAGCACGTTTACAAGATACTAAAAATAGACAAAATAGCATTGAAACTAAAGACAAGGAATTAACTGTTGAATGGGTTAAGAAACAAGAAGCAGTACAACAGGCGTCTGAGAGCGCCTATGAGTGGGCTATAAGCAACGGTATTGCCAAAGAGCAGGCTAGAGTAGTATTACCAGAAGGAATGACTAAAACTCGCTTGTATATGAATGGGACATTAAGAAGTTGGGTACATTATATTGAATTACGAGGCTCCCACGGAACACAAAAAGAACATATGGAAATAGCTCATGCTTGTGCTAAGATTATTGCTGAGGTATTTCCTTTAATTGAGGATATTTAGATGACAGTAAAGGCAGGAAAAGTATGGGGCCAAACAGAATTAATACACGCCAACGGTGTGTTAGAATTTCATAGAATAGAATTTAAAGCAGGTTACAAATGTTCTGAGCACGAACACAAGTATAAGTTTAATGGTTTCTTTGTTGAATCAGGACAAATGATTGTTCGTGTTTGGCAAGACAATGATCAAGAAGGATTAATAGACGAAACAGTTTTAAGTGCCGGCGATTTTACTGTAGTTAAACCTGGCATGGTACATCAATTTGAAGGTGTAGAAGATGGAGTAGCATTTGAGTTGTATTGGGCAGAGTTTGACCACAATGACATTGTTAGACGAACAGTAGGTAGGGAAGTATAATGGACAAGTACCACGGTATAATTTTTGGAGGAGGCGATTTGCCAGTAGGCAATCAGCCAATGTCCGGGATATTCCGTCAGCCTGCTCCGTATAAATTAAGGACACTTGCTAGAGATGCCGGTTATAATATAAAAGCAATAGACTATACTCAAGAGTTTAGTTCGGCTGAAATAACACAAGCATTAGAAAATTTAATAACTAAAGATACTTTGTTTGTTGGTGTTAGTTTACAACATTTTGTACAACGGTCCCCTCAGTGGTTTAGAATTTATGAAACTATTTTAGCATTTCGCGAACAATCACAATATAATTTCCAATTAGCAATTGGTGGAATGAAAGCAATTTTAAAACAAGATTCTACAATGAAATGGGATTGGGTATTTTCAGGATATGTAGACCATGACTTTATACAATGGTTACATTATCTTAGCGGAAAACCTAATAATTTTAAATGGAAAAAATTATTCAACTACAAGTGGGTAGACGGTAACAGCAATCCTGAGAATTTTACTAAACAAATTACTGATAATATGGAAATTGAATGGCTTGAATCAGACCATATTCAACCATATGAATCGCTACCTGTTGAAATATCAAGGGGTTGTAGATTTCATTGTGATTTTTGTGAATATCCGTTACTGCGATCAAAACAAAAAGACTTTGATGGAATACGAAAAAGTTTATCTCAACAATTTGTTACTAATAAAGAAAAATGGGGAGTAACTAACTACTGGTTTGATGACTTTACATACAATAGTCATCAAGGTAAATTAAACTTGCTCGATGACATTATTAAAGACATAGGATTTAAAATTAAATTTTCAACTTTTATTAGACCAGAGTTATTAGTTGCTTACCCTGAACAACAACAGCAATTAGTAGAGCAAGGATTGAATGGTGTAGCATTTGGTATGGAAACTACTGCTGATCCTATTCGTGGTTCTATTAGTAAAGGCGGCGATGTAAGTAAGATAAACCAAGCGGCCGCTTATATGAATAAAATTAGCAACGGGCAAACATCATTTTTATACTTAATGATGATGGGAATACCCCATCAAACTATTAAAGAAATGGAAGCCGACCGAAAGTATGTTAGAGAAGCAGAACATATAGATAACTTTACATTTCACCCGTTTTGGATGGGTTATCCAAATAGTGAAGGAGGCGATTACACAGCCAACGAAAGTAAAATAACTTTAAACCCAGAAAAATATGGATATTTTCCAGACACGTCGCCTGCGGGTTTAGATCCTGAAAATATATTAGGTGATAGATTCAATTGGGTTAATGAGCATACTTCATTTTTAGAAATGCAAAAGATTCAAGAAGAATGGGCGGCAGAGGACTACCACTTACAGAAAGTAGGAGGAGTAAGTTCGATGTATTTTAGAGGTATGGGATTTGATGTTGATAATCTTATTGGTAAAACTTTATGGAAAGATGTAGATATGTTATTGTCTACTAAAACAACCGAAAGAGTAAAGAAATACATCAATGGTGTATTAAGTGAAAAATTAACACCATGAATAATATAGCCTGCGTTTGGGTACCACCAAAGTATAATATGTCTTATGTAGAAACACTTTATAATAGTGTAAAAAGAAACACAACTCAGTCTTTTAATTTTTATTGTCTAACTACACATCCACAAGAAATTAACAATCCTAATATAATTCCAATAGCATTAGAAAAAGATACATTGTTTGAGAGTGATAGAAAACGTTGGTGGTATAAATCTAATTTGTTTAATGAGCATAATTGGGAAGGACAAATATTATATTTAGATTTAGATATTGTAATTATAGGATCGCTAGATAAGTTTTTTGAATGGAAAGTTGATAAGTTTAGAATATGTCAAGACTTTAATCGGCATTCTATGCCTAATTATAAAATAAGTAATAGTAGTGTAATGGCATTTAATGCAAATTCTTATACAAATTTTTATAATGAGTTTCAAGAAGAAAAAGTAGAAAATATCCGCAGACATAACGGAGATCAAGATTGGCTTACTAGAATATTAGGTGAATCTAAAAGTTGGTGGCCCAAGGAGTGGGCAATGAGCTACAAATGGGAAGTATTAAACGGCGGATTAAAACGTATGGGAACAAAAGAGTATAAATTAGACACAACCGAAGTTCATAAGGATACTAGTATATTAGTATTTCATGGTAATCCTAATCCTGGAGAAGTTCTAGATGACCCAATAATAGCGGAGAACTGGAAATGATTTCAAGCGGAAAGTGTAGGCATGGAAAATTTACTTGGTTTGATAATGATATTATTATTGGTAAAAGTTTAGCAAGTTACGGCGAATATTGTGAATGGGAAATAATGTGTTTAGAACAACTTATTGATCCAGAATGGCATATTGCTGATATTGGTGCTAATATTGGAACTCATACAATACCATTTAGTAAGTTAGCACATAAAGGCCATGTACACGCCTTTGAACCAAACGAGTTATCTAGAGGATTATTAAGTCGTAACATTAAAGAAAATCACATTACAAATGCTTCTGTTTTTCCTTATGCTTTAAGTAAAAGTTCTGGTAATAGATATCTAAGTAATTATAATCCTCAAGTAGCAGGCAATTACGGCGAAGCAAGTTTAAATAGCAGTGGAGAACTTATGGAATTAGTTCCTACTATGAGATTAGATCAAATAAAGTTTGAAAGATTAGATCTTATCAAATGTGATGTAGAGGGTGAAGAGCCTAATGTTTTTAAAGGTGCTAAACATATACTAGCAGAACACTTACCAACTTGTTTTATTGAATGTAATGATGAAGCAAATCTTAAACCTTTGTACAAACGATTTGAGAAATTAGGTTATACTCAAATGTACTGGTGTCCGGTAAGGAATTTTAATCCTGATAACTACAAAGGATTTACAAAAAATGTGTTCGGTAGTAGCGGAGTTATTAACATTTTAGTAATATCTCCAAAGTTAAATGTTAAGTTTGAATACCTAGACAGTATAAGAGGTGCAGATGATACTTATAAAAAGATGTATGAGAGAGTTTCGTCGGATATTACAACACCTAAAAAATTACTTTAGTATTTGTCCTGAGTCAAATGTTAATCCTTTTTCGTTTTCAATAGGCACACTTCCAATAACTAAACTTTTGTTGGGTAATTTACTTTTTAACTGGTTATACCATTGATTGGTCATTTTTAATCTACTATCTGTTATATAAAAATTATCTTTGTTTGTGGCGTTAATGGCACAAACAGGGCTAGAATCAAATATATTACTAATCCAAAGTACTGTTGGAGCATCTTCTAAGTTTTTAAATATAACTTCTTGGCCTACAGTATCAGTTGCTATGTTGAGAGTACACCAAGAAATATCACCATTTACTTCTGCTTCTTTTAATTTAGCCATTGTAGATTTAATATTTTCTATACCACCCCAAAGTTCAACTTCATTTACCCACATATTATCCCATTCTTTAGGGCCAGCACCCGGTCTGATCCCTTCGTTAATTTGACCACTTGCTATTAATATACCTTTTGCTACAGGATCTTCCAATGCCCAATCATGTAGAGGATAAGAACCATCCCAAGATAATATCATTTCTTTAGCAAAAGCAATAGGAAAACTACTAACATCAAATAATACTAATTTTTTATCTGGTTCGTAATTTAGTTGATGTAATAGCCAAGCAAATTTTAAACCACTAGGTAGCATAACAAATTGATTAAACTTTTTATTATCTCTATCTGCTCTACTAACAAACTTATTTTCGTATTTTTCTGTATTGTACATATGATGTACAAGCGAATAACCACCCAATGTAGTTGTTATAGCATTTTTAGTATAGTTTTTAGTTTGCCAATCGTTTGTGATTTCTAATACATTGTTAAATTCTTCAGTATCTATTGTTACTATTTTGTCTTGTGGAAACTCTTTGTTTATTGCAGTGATAAAACCATCAACTGTATTAACAATACCTGCTTCGTGTTCCACTTGATATTTTACTAATAGCATTAAAATATCTTCACTAATAGAACGTGTATCTTTTGTACAAGTAAAATATCCTACTGTTTTGCAAATATCACTTGGTTTTATTATTTTATCGTTGATACAATAACTAGCAAGTTTTATAAAAAAGTTTGTATTCTGGTCAAGGCTAGATTGATCTATAACAAACGTATAGTTTTCACGTAAGTATTGATATATGTCGTAATACTTCATTATATTTCTATTGGTCTTTTAGCAGAAAGTATCTTTTGATCCTCTTGGTATGGAGTACTGCCATGTACAATGTCTTTTTTGTTTAATTTCTTTTTAAAATCTTCAAAAAATTGAAGTTCGACGGCTTTAGAACCACCTGACCACATTCTACTACCATAACTAGCAAAAATATTACTTACAAACCAAAATGCTCTGCCACTACAAAGGGTAGATAGTTTTTTTGTTAATAAACTGTCAGACATAATGTTTAAATTAGCAATAGATAATTTACCATTTGCTTCTGCCCATTGCCATTTTCTAAAGAAACGTAAAAATACTTCTTCTCCTACTTTAGGATCGTTACTATTGTCTATTTTTGCCCAACGTAACATTTCGTGATCCCACATTTCTTGTAATACTTGTTTATATTTTGGCCCAATAGTAGTCATATCAGATTCTGGTTCTATAAGGCCTGCTTTAATCATTATACTTTTAGCCATTTCGTTTGTTGTAACAAAGTCAACATATGATTGGTCCCATGGAGACCAGTAATGTACTAGATTAGTTACATGAGTTAGTGCTGGGCCATCAATATTAAATAATGTTAAGTGTTGTGTTTCAGGATTCCAGTCGTTACTTTCTAATAACCACGCCCATAACCAACCAGAACTTACCATAACATAATGATCAAAGTTGGTATTTTGTATTTTATGATAAGGATCAACATACTTTTCAGTATTAAAAGCAAATAAGTTATTAAGCCATGGACTAATAATTTCGTTAATTCTCAATGTTGTTAAATCTATACATTGAGGGCGATCAACTTCTTCGTATTTTCGTAGATCTGTGTCGACTTTCACATGATCTAAATTTTGTTCTTGCTTTATAGCATGAACATCGCCAGTACTAATGCCGTTATCAACTTGGTCAAGTTCCATCATTAGTTGTACAAACAAAGTTTCAGTGAATTTAGCATCTCGTTCTACTACGATATAATATTTGTGTTCTTTTTTTGCTATTATGTCTTTTGCTTCTTGGAGGGTTTTAACATTAACAAGTTCGTCAACCACATTACCAACAAGTACTCCGTAAAAGTCTGTTTCGTTGTTAGGGTTTACAATGATTAATTTAGTTTCTATTATTAATCTATCTTGATAATGTATATAATCATTTTTTTCTATTAAATATTTTTCGTAGTCTGTATTACCGGTTGAATGGTCACTCATATTTTTCAGGTCCTTCGCCTTCTTCAACGTATTCTGCCATATTATCTATTAACCATTTGTGTTGTTTTAGGTCTTGGTCGTTTTCGTAATATATGTATTGTTTAAATGCGTTCATCTTGTCTGTAAAATTGTGTATTTCTTGTCCTTCTTGTAGGAATTTAGAAAGCCAATACCAACCATGAAACAATCTTTGGCTGTTTATTGTATCTTCTTTGCCATTAGAGGATAGTATACCGTTATTCTCAATTACCTCAGGAAACAATTGGTTTGCTTCTGGGCGATCTTTTTTGTTTCCAAACAACAATCTACCTGCTTTTTGAAAATGTTCTAAGTTTACAACCATAGTGTACGGCATAATACCCCACCATCTATCGCCTTCTCCTTCATCTTTCTTGTGTGTAGTCATTCCTAATACAGCACAGTTAGGATTATTTTCCATATATGTTGTTACAATTAAAGAAAATTCTCTAGCAATAACACTACCTGGTATTTGTATAATAGCATACTTACAATTTGATTTTTGGATTGCTTTAACGATACCTAATTCTACAATAGGCCCTGAGTAATTAAACCCAAACATATCTTGTAGTTCGTTATGATTTGTAGTTGTAAGTTCAGAACCTAAATCGCCAGTGTCTTTTATAGTGTTTACTTTTGAATTTATAAATTCTCTGTAATCCCATTGTATTAAAGCAACTTCATTTCGAATGAAACTCCAACTAATCACTTGAACCGCTTCCAAAATACAGTCCATCAGATGCATCACCAGTTGGCATCCATCCTACATTTGATTCTTTAATTTCCCCGTCAATTTCTTCTAAGTATATACCATTTGACTGTTCCCTAAAACTTTTAGAAACAACAGGAGCCCAAAAGTTCTCATCTGGTGTTCCACTAACAATCATGTGGTAACGCACTTCGTCGGAGTCGTTAACAACACAATGATAATGCTCGTTAGCAAAATTCCAAATACTTCCTGCTTTCACCGGCATAATCCCCCACATCCCCATCCAGAAAAAACAATTATCTGGGTTGTTTAATGCCATGTTATGTACAGCCAATGGATACATAGGATCTTCACCTTCGGGAATATCATTATGCCAGCGTATAAACCCACCCGGCTCTACTTTCATAAATCTAATTCTATTATAACGTTTATAATTAAAGTTTTCTTTAAAGAATTTCGTAGAAATAGGGCACTTTTCTGAAATATCAGTCCAGTCTAACGCACCGGCGGCCCGTGCTTCATTATAATTCGCATAACCATATTCTTCTGGCGGCAAAGTAGAGTCAGAACTTAATCCGTATAAGGCAACTGCTCCCCAACCGATATTATTTCCATCATTGTATTTAGGTATAAAATTTTGTTTGTCTAATGCTTTTGCTTCTTCGAGCATTTCTTGGTAAGGCCAGTCTTCTTTTTTTTCAAATTCTTCATTTACCATAACCCATGGCAGGTGGCAAGGACCGTGGCCACCATTAGGATGTTCACCATCTCTTAACCAGTCATACATTTGTAGATTATCTGAAGGGAATATGTTATGATCTCTAGGCCTTGTAAGATTGCCACTTTCTCGATTTTTCATATTCTGTTCTTTGAGCTCTTTTAGATTCATACATATCTCCTTATTTTATGATATTTATCTGAGTATTTAATGTGTGGGTAGATACTTGACACAACGATTGTTGTATGTTATAATAGTAAAGTATTTATAGGAGAACATATATTGAAGTTATTATCTATTGCTCTTGAACAAGAGTATAATCGAGACAATAAACCAGAAGATCATGTAATAGTATACACAGGAGTTGGTAAAATTAATGCCACTTTTGCTCTTACTAAAGCAATTTTACAAACCGGAGCAACAGAAGTTATTAATTATGGCTCAGCAGGATCTGTAAATGGAACACTCAAAGGGTTAGTTGAAGTAGATACAATTTTACAGAGAGATATGGTAGCAGAGCCGTTATCTCCTCGTGGAGAAACACCATATCAACAAGATGATTTCTCTCACGCCATAATTCTTAATTCAGGTACTAATATTACATTAGGAACAGGCGATAGTTTTGTAAATACTGATGACCCATGGTTCAAATATGCTGATATAGATATAGTAGACATGGAAGGTTATGCTTTGGCTGTTGTATGTGCCAAACTAGGTGTAAACTTTAGGTGTTTTAAGTATATTTCCGATAATGCCGACGATAATGCCGCCACAGATTGGGAAAAATCACTCAAAAACGGTGAAATTGCCTTCCAAAACTGGCTCCAAAATCAAAAATAATCAAAAATAATTTGAAAATCCAGTAAAATCAATAACTTATATCAGAAAAAAAGACGTCTTTTTGGTTGACTTTTGGCCTAAGTGAACGTATAATAGTAGAGTAAGTTAAGAAAAGCAATAGACAATGAAAAGGAGTAACTATATGTCATATGTTAATATCAAGAAAGGTTCTTACAGGAATAAACCTGTTGAGAATATCATTTTTCCACTCATCAAGAACATGACTTCCGGTAAGAAAGGAATGTTTCTTACTGTTGACGGTTCAAAAGTATTTGGACCTGATTTTGCTAAGATTAGGGTAACAGTTAAACCAACTGGTTTTAACTTTATTGAAGATGAGCAGGATTATTTAAATCAATGCGAAACACTTGGAATGAACGAAGGCCAGAAAGAAGGCGAGTTTAGTTCTCAAGTTAGTGATGAAAAACGTATTCAAGAAATTGACGAACGTTTTGAAATTTTAAACGAAATGGCGGGCAGTCTTAAAAATGGCGACATCCGTGCTTTAATTGTAACAGGTCCTCCGGGAGTTGGTAAATCTTATGGTGTTGAAAAAACATTAGATGAACATAGTTTGTTTGATGATATTAGTGCTAGTAAGAGAAAGTACGTGGTTGTTAAAGGTGCTATGACGGCATTAGGTCTTTATGCTAAACTTTATGAGTATAGTGATCCTGGTAATGTTATTGTGTTTGATGACTGTGACTCTGTACTATTAGATGATTTGGCTTTAAACATTTTAAAGGCGGCATTAGATAGTGGTAAAAAACGAACTTTAATGTGGAGTGCCGATAGTGCTAAGTTAAGAGCAGAAGGTATTCCTAATCAGTTTGATTTTAACGGATCTGCTTGTTTTATTACTAACATTAATTTTGAACATATTAGATCTAAAAAACTACAGGATCATTTACAGGCACTTATGTCAAGATGTCACTATTTAGATCTTACTCTTGATACAATGAGAGATAAGTTTTTGAGGATTAAACAGATTGCTGATAAAGGTGATTTGTTTCAAGGCTATGGTTTTAGTAAAGAAGAAGAACAAGAAATACTTGCTTTCATTTACGAAAACAAAAACAGACTTCGTGAAATGAGTTTAAGGACAGCACTTAAAGTTGGTGACCTTAAGAAAATTTCCGATAAGTGGCAGAGCTTGGCTGTATCGACCTGTATGAAACGGGCGGCATAGTTACTCCGAACCAAGCAGGGCGGGCCTTGACACCCGCCCATTTTTTTAAAGGATAGTTTATGAAAATGTTGATGCCGGCTGATATAGAATACTGTATAGAAATTATGTCAGGTTCTGCGTCCCCACCTAAAATACCTCATGGTAGGCATACAGGAATAGGTATGTATATTAAACTAGCAAGGTATGACGTAAACTTTGTTAATAATGTGTCAAGTTTTATCTATCGCGGATTAGGTATGACAAAAAGACAACGGGAGTTAGCAATAAAACTAACGGCTAAATACCGTAAGCAATTCCGCAATATTGGAATTGATGTTTCTAAAATTGTTCAAGCACCTGAATTTCGTACAGAAGTTAGAACAGTTGATCGCCGTAAAAGATTTACAGTTAACGGTGATTTAATTCACTTGTATTTTCCGTATAATCAAGACTTAATTAAAGAACTCAACACAATGTTACGAGAAGATGACTTAATCCACAATTCGCAATCACACTGGAACCAAGAAGAGAAAAGATGGGATATTAATAATCTAGAAGGTAATTTTATTACATTATATAATTGGGCAAAAAATAATACATTTGATTTCTCACTAGAAAGCATAAAATATTATAAGCAATTAGATAAAATTATTCAAAATAAAGAAAAGTATAATATATATGCTACCGCTAAAGACGAGTCGTCTTTAAAATTACATAATGCTCCAAAAGAATTACAAGAATACTGGGACAGTCACATTAAAGACAAATTTGTATTAGAACAAATAAAAAGTTGCGGATTATTGGCAATAGATCTTGACAATTCAGTGCTAACCAAGTATAATTTTAATAAGAAAGAACAAGAAATCCTGTGTAATACGTTCCTTACCACAGAAGATTCTATTTCTTCGGTATTGTTTAGTTGTTTAGGTTTAGGATTTGAAAAAATTGCTGTCGGGTTAAGTAGTCATTCTGTTTCTAATGTAGAAGAAGTAAACAAGATTATTAAATGGTATAAAGTTAAGTTTAGTAATACTGACGATGTAGTAATTAATAGCAAGAACGCTGTTTTTACTGATCTCGGAATAGGAAGTGAACCAAATGATAACACTAGGCTCATTATAACTGATAGAATGAGTAGGCTACAAAATAAACATTGGGATTTTAAAGCCGATGTAACAATAGGACAAGGTATGTATAATAAAAGAAACATATTTCAAGGCAGTAAAATTATAGACGTTACGCCACCAGCAGAATCTGATAGTTGGTCAATTGATAGTGATGAATTATTTTAATGAGCAAATGTATATTACATATAAAAGATGAAGTTAACGTTAAGATTGAGGGTTTAGATCTTCATGCTCGTAAAAAACTGTCTAACAAATTCAAATACGAAGTTCCTTATGCTAGATATCTTCCAGCAGTAAGACTAGGACGCTGGGACGGAAAGATAGCATTTTTTCAATTAGGTGGTTCAACCTATACTAATCTGTTACCAGACATTATCCCTGTACTCGATGAACTAGGTTATGAAATCGAGTTAAACGATTTACGTGAATACAAAACTAATTTTAACTTTGAGGCGGTTAATGAAGATTCGTACAGTCATCTCACATGGCCAGACGGTCATGTAGTCGCAGGCGAACCGATTAAGGTACGCGATTACCAAATAGGCACTATTAATAAGTTTTTAGAGAATCCACAAAGTATACAAGAAATAGCCACAGGTGCTGGTAAGACGTTAGTAACAGCAATATTAAGTCATAAAATAGAACCATATGGTAGAAGTATTGTGATTGTACCTAATAAATCATTAGTAACACAAACAGAAGAAGATTATATTAATATGGGTCTTGATGTTGGTGTATTTTTTGGTGATAGAAAAGAGTTTGGTAAAACACATACTATTTGTACTTGGCAAAGTTTAAACATATTATTAAAGAAAACAAAAAATGCTGAAGCACCTATAAGTATTGGAGAATTTATAGAAGATGTAGTATGTGTTATGGTCGACGAAGTACATATGGCTAAAGCAGATGTACTAAAAACTTTATTAACAAGTGTTTTCGCTCACGTACCTATACGTTGGGGGCTAACAGGAACTATACCTAAAGAAAACTTTGAATGGAAAAGTTTACACGTTAGTTTAGGAGATGTGACAGCAAGAATACAAGCCAGTGAATTACAAGATCAAGGTGTACTAGCAAGATGTCATGTTAATGTTGTACAATTACAAGACTACGGTGACCATGGCAACTATCAGCAAGAACTTAAATACCTATTAACTAATGCTGATAGGTTAAAGTATATGTCAAAATTATTTAATAAAATATCAGAGTCAGGTAATACACTTATACTAGTAGATAGGATTAAAGCAGGAAACGATCTAGTAGAAATGTTAGGTGATAAAGCAGTATTTGTTTCAGGTGCTACTAAGGGAGTTGACAGAAAAACAGAATATGATGAGATTGCTAATGTAGATGGTAAAATAATTGTAGCAACCTATGGCGTAGCATCTGTAGGAATTAATATACCAAGAATTTTTAACCTTGTTTTACTTGAGCCAGGAAAAAGTTTTGTAAGGGTAATTCAAAGTATAGGTAGAGGAATAAGAAAGGCAGAGGACAAAGATTTTGTACAAGTATGGGATATTACTAGTACTTGTAAATTTGCCAAAAGACATTTAACTAAACGTAAGAAATTTTACAAAGAAGCAAATTATCCCTTCCAGGTAGAAAAAGTTGACTGGGAGGCAAAATAATGCTATACTATATAATAAAGGAAATAATATGAGTCAAATATTAACATTAGATAATAAATGTTTTCCAATGACAGAAGTACCAGACGAAGTAGATGATATGAGATTTGGTGTATTAGATAATTCAGATCCAACTGATCCTGATTATTTTTTTATACCACTTATATTTTTAGAGAGTTTTAATAGTCCGGCACTAGTACTTAAAATTGGAGATCACCAAATTAAGATGCCTTTAGATTGGTGTATGCTTATTGGTGAAGAAGATCACGGAGACTTAGAAGTATTAAGTTTAACAAGTATTAATGACAGGGGATTTAAGGCGTTTGTGTTTAATCAATTAACTGATTTTAAACCTGATTTCTATCCTGTAGAAATAGTAGATGTATATCAAGAAGTAAGATGGTTTTTTCCTAAACTAAAAGCAGGACAATTATTAGCAGTTCCATTACACAACGGACCTAAGCCTAAGTGTGCTTTCTTTGTTAAAGAAGTAACAAGGAATAATGAGATTGTAGATGTAGGAAAAGCGTGGGGATGAGTTTACCATTAAACAAAGTGTTACCAGCACTTGATCGCAAAGATAGAAAATTTTGGGATAATCTTTCTGAAGAAGAAAAGAAAGCATTCTCACCTTTTTTGTATAATAGATATAGTTCAAGTGTTACAGGTGAAGAACTTTTACAGCAATGGTATTTGAGAGCAACCAACGAACGTACTAATAAAAACTTTTTTGATATAAACAGTTCAAAACATCCAAAGTTACATTGGTTGTTGTTAACAACAGTTAGTCCAAAGATGGGAACACAGTTTCATGAATGGATACCTCATAAGAAAAAAGAAAAGTCTAGTAAAAACGGGTTTGATAAAGTTATTAGGAAATTATATCCTAATATGAAAGAAGACGAAGTTCAACTATTAGCATTGATCGTAACTAAAAAAGAACTTAAAGAACAACTAAAATTATTAGGGTGGGATGACAAAGATATAAAGGCAGAGGTTAAGTGAATTTAGCAATGGTAGATATAATCAAAACAGCCGCTAATAATTATAAAGCACCAAAGAAGCACATTTGTAAATATTGTGATAGGGGTTTTGTAAAAGAATCAACATTGTTGGCTCATATGTGCGAATCTAAAAGACGTTGGGAACAAAAAGACGAACCGCACGTTAGATTAGGTCAACAAGCCTATATTATTTTCTTTAAACAAACACAACCTAATTCTGATAAACTTAAATATGGTGACTTTGTTAAAAGTAATTATTATAATGCCTTTGTAAAGTTTGGTAGATTTTTAATTGATTATAGGGTTGTAAATACAAAGCGATATATTGAGTATGTTATTAATAGTAAATTTAAACTAGATCGGTGGTGTACAGAGCAATATTACTTAGACTGGTTATCAGGATATCTTAGAACAGAACACTGGGAAGATGCTTTAACTAGAAGTTTAGTTACAATGGATGACTGGGCAGAGGCGGCCGGTGAGAATATTCAAAGTAAAAGTTATTTCTTTGCTAATAGTTCAAATAAAATTGTACAAGATATTATTAATGGTCGCATTAGTTGTTGGGTTATTTTTAATACTGAGACAGGCAAAGAATTTTTAAGTAAACTAAATGAAGAACAAGTAACATTAGTATATGATTATATTGATCCAGACTATTGGAGACAATATTTTATAAAATTTAATAAAGAATCTAAGATTGTAAAAGAAACACTAAAAGAGGTAGGATTTTAATGGTTAAGTTGCCTGACATTGATATAGACTTTGCTAATAGAGACGATATATTAAGCAAGTTAAAACATATACCTGCTACATTAGATAGTGGCAAGAAGCATAACACAGGTGCTTATTTTATAGATATACCAATCAATCCGATGACAGGACAAGCAAGTATTGATCATGAAATAGCAGAGGCCAGAGGTTACTTTAAAGTAGACTTTTTAAATGTAAACGTGTATCAAGGCATTAAAGACGAAGAACACATGAATACATTACTTGCTAAAGAACCTAACTGGCAACGTATATGGACAGACAAAGAATTTTGTGAAAAAGTAATCCACGTTAATAATCATTTTGATTTATTACAGCATCTAAAACCAGATACCATGACAAGGATGGCTATGTTTTTAGCAGTAATGAGACCAGGTAAAGCAAACCTGAGGAACTACGATTGGAAAACAATCGCAAAAACTGTATGGGATAAACCTGCCGATGGTAGTTACTATTTTAAGAAAGCCCATGCGGTTGCTTATGCTCATTTAGTAGCATTACACATTAACTTATTAGAGGAAGGAGAATAATATGACTTTTATAATTTGGCACTTACTAGCAATAGTATCAGTAATGGCAATATCTTTTGTTGCTGGATTTTGGTATGCGAATAATTCTTATTTAAGACATAAGAGAACAGTCGACAGTATAACTAATGTTAAGTACAACTTACATCAACGTAATTAAACATTTACAGGTAGAAACGACAACTTATTGTAATTCGTTTTGTCCAGGATGTTCTAGGAATATAGACGGTGGAGAAGTCAATCCGCATATTGGCTTAGAACATATGAGTATGGAAACATGGACAAAGTTATTTGAGAACGATAGTATATCTGCTTTAACTTTAAATGGTACGTTTGGTGATACAATGATGAATCCTAATATTGTAGAAATGTTAAATGAAGTTGCTAATACCGGTCATATAACAGATATGGTTTCTTTACATACTAATGGAGGATTAAGAAGCCAAGACTACTGGCGAGATTTAGCAACTGTTTTAAAAAGATTTAAAAACCATGAAGTAGTATTTTCAATTGATGGGTTAATTGATACTAATCATATACATAGACGGGGTACTGATTTTAATAAAATAATAGATAATGCTAAAGCATTTATTCTAGCAGGAGGAACAGCCTCGTGGCGTATGATTGTATTTGATCATAATAAGCATCAAATAGAAGAAGCAAAACAGTTTGCTAAAGAATTGGGATTTAGATATTTTATGGTAAAATCAAGTTATGATAAAATAATGTATGCTAAAAAATATAAAAATATGCCAGAAGCAACTATTACAGCACCAGATAATAATGTTTACAAAAAGTTAAAAGAACTTCAAGAAGATTTTTACCCCGAAAGAGAAGGAGTTCATTTTTGGGCAAATGAAAACAAAAGTAAGGAATTTACAAACACGTTTAATTGTCCTTGGTTAAATGATTTAGCATTACAAGTTGATGTTAAAGGAAGAATATGGCCGTGCTGTTACATTTCAGATAATGCTAATAACACATTTTATGATAATGAATGGTCGATCAGTTCTATTAATGAAAACTTTCCGCAAGACTTTAACAACATTAATAAATTTAACCTAATAGAGATTTTATCTCACAAGTTTTTTACTGAACACTTAAATAATGTTTGGGAAAATAAAGAATCACAAATATGTGAAAATTGTATGAATAAGGAAATAATATGAGTACCTATATAGTAGATGACGGGTGTATTAATTGTAAACATAAAGATTGTGTAGAAGTTTGCCCAGTTGATTGTTTTTACGAAGGAATAAACACACTAGTAATTAATCCAGATGAATGTATTGATTGCGGTGTTTGTGAACCAGAGTGCCCAATTGAAGCAATACATTCTGACACCACTGAACATGGAGCCAAGTGGGTAGACTGGAATTGGAAGTATGCTAACGAACATGGTTGGCCGGTGATAACAGAAAATGGCCCAGCAATGGATGAACACGAAAAGTACGACCCTAAAAACTTTCCAAACGGCAAAATGGAATTCTTTAAAGAAGAGCCAGGCGAGAGTTAATGTCAAATTGGTTTAAAGACCACCACCGTGTATTAGTATATCTACCTGGAGCAGGTGGTGAGTATATAACATCGGTTCTTAGCGGTCAAACTGTTAATTTTGGCACAAATCTGGCAAAAGGGTGGCAAAATAGACATCATTCTAAGAATATTTTCCCAGGGCATGAAGAATTGCTTAAATTTGCCCATACATTACCTAAAGTTCATGGAGAATGGACAGAAGAATGCCGTCTTAATTTTTCTAATGAGATGGCAATTAAAAAGTTTATTAATAATAAAGAACCTAATAACCATTGGGGAATTGATAAGGAAGAACATCTCAGGGTTCCTTTAGTAATATATGATACTGGTAATATTAGATCTAATAAAAAACCAGAATGGTTTCCAGCACATTATGATTTTGGCGTATTTAGAATGCCAGTTTGGTACTGGTTAGATTTTGATAACCCGTATTGGTCAACACACTGGGCGTTTTGTTCTTTTTTTAAGGCAACACCAACTGATATTTCTAACAATAAATTAAAGATGTTTGAACTGTTATTAAGACATTTAAATACGTTTGATGTGGTTGATAATAGGTTATTTAGACCAAATGAAGACATTTATAGAAATTATTATAATCAAAAATTTTCTAAATATAGGATAAGTGTAGATAATGAAAGTTTCCAAAATGAAACAAATTATATTACGTGGGCAGAAGAAAATTTAAAAGCAATAGGAACTCATTTAAGCATTAAACCGAAGTCGGCATTAGGTAGTACAGCAACTCAATGTTGGGAATATTTAAATGATTGTTTACCTAGGTAGGCTTTTTAACTAACTGAATACTTCTTTTCTTAACACGCTTTTCGCTAATATTTTTTAAACTTATTTGAGGCCCAGCAATAATTTCACTGTCTTTAGCAATGAAGGTTTGTAAGCAGATTTTAAAATACTTAAAATCTTTCTTTAGAAAAATATTAATAGGAATTAATCGATTCGATTCATTCCACCAAACATCTCCCATTTCTAGGAATAATTTTCTTTCGTCTAACGTGTTTAGTTTATTAATATCATATATACTTAAACAATGCTTGTCAAAGTTTTGTACAATTCCAATAAACTCGTTGCCAGCATATTTTACGTGGCTTAAAAAAGGGTACTTCTCTCGTAACTTCTCAAATTGATTCACGGCCGCTCCAATTGCAATAAATACATATAATACTTATAAAGGTAACTAAAATGTTAAAAACTACAACATATTTAACAACACAATCACACTCAGTAGTATATAGCACTATTGGGTCAACACCGAACAGGAATATGACTATGTATGCTCGTAATTTAAAAGTTTACAAGGGTGCTAAAAACCCTATTGTAATTGAAATGAAAAACAATGATCAGAAAGCCATAGATATTACAGGTAAATCATTTGTCTTTAATATCCTAGATCAAGAAGAACGTCAAACACTTATTAGTAAAGGCGGCACAATTATTAATGCTAGTAAAGGTAAAGTACAATTTGATATAACAGAAAGTGACTTACAAAAAGTTAGTGGAATGTATTTAAATTATAGTGTTTTAGATAACACTAATGGCGAAAGAGGTGTAGTATTTGTAGATGATCAATTTGGTGCTATGGGCAATATAGAAGTTGTAGACGGCCCATATACAGAATTTAGAGATTCACAATCAATTACATTGCCGGATATTAACCCAGTGGCAGTACAAGCCTATCCCCATTTAAATGAAAATGCGGCCTTACACACCGCTCAAGTATACTTTACAAACTTTACAGGAACGTTAAAAATTGAAGGCAGTATGGCGGCTATAAGTGAATTAGATAATGATGAATGGTTTACTATTACTACAGAAACATATACAGACCAAGCAGATAACGTTTATATTAACTTTAATGGTGTATATTCGCACATTAGGTTCTCTAGAACAATAACTAGTGGAACTGTTGATAAGATATTATATCGCTTATAAATTGCTATTTTTTGTATGTTTAATATAATGGGCTATCCCGTGGTCCCTAAAACCATCTGCTAATTCAAACTTTTTAATTGCTTGCCAATGTCCTCTCATTTTATCTTTAAAACGTTGCCAAAGGCTCATGCCATTTCTAAGTTTCCCATAACTGTTTAAGTAGCAAAAAGTACCATGGTGTCTAAATCCCATAATAAAAAAAGGAACAGTAGGAACTAAATCATTATTATTACGCCATCTGTAGTGTTTAACAAGAACATGGTCTATAAATTTTTTATTACCAACACGAGGTGACCCAAACGTATATAAGCATTCGGTTTGTTTTTCTAGTCTACTAGCGGCGATTGTTGCCATTGCTCCACCTAAACTATGTCCGGTTATAAACAACGGTTTAGTTGCACTTATTAAAGGAATAATATCAGCCCATAGTTTCTCAACTTCGTCATAAAACCCATCGTGTACTTCGCCGTCTGTTTTAGACTTCATCTTCCAAGATTTTAAATCTGCGGCTATATCATTTAATTCTTTAGGTTGTGTACCTCTAAATGCTAATACTTGTTCGGTGTTATTAGTTAAAATCATTGCTTGAGCGCCGTCTTTATTGAGGTATTTTATTTTTTTATACCCTAGTTTTTTTAATTTTTCAGTTAATTTGTCGTTGAATGGTTTGTATGCTAAGCCTGATATATTAGCAAAATGACTACTTCTATTCATGAGATCTCCTTTAATAACTGTATTTAACCGATTTAGGTTATAAATGAATTTTAAGATCATTTGACAAGTACACCAAATTAAATAAATAATAGTAATATATTGGAGACTCTAATGAAACGACGAACAAGATCATTATTAGAAGAGCTAGATGAAATAGCGATCAACAAAGACCGAAAACACGTGGTGGAAAGTAGAGCAACTCACCTAATACAATCATCGATTAATTTAATACAAATGATTAAAGAAAATTTTTCTGAGGAAGTATCGCAAGATTTAGAAAAAAGATTTATAGCGGCAATTAAAAAACAAGAACCAGTTAAATTTACTAGAGGGATTAGGAAGTTAAAAAATGATAATTAATGAAATTGATGTAGAAAAATATGTTAAAAAACATCAACAAGCACAGAAAAAATCATCAAAATTATCAGGTGGTTTCTCAGGAAAAGGCGGCCAAATAGGCGAAGTTATAGACATGGTTAAAAAGCATCATGCTTTTTGGACTCATGCTATTAAAAAGAATGAACATTTCGCATTAACTAATCCACAAGGATTGCTTAATGCTTGGATAGATAAGTTTTACGGATCTAGTTCAGTTAACATTAATCATAAAAAAGCCAGTACCAATGGTGCTATAAATTATAAGCCTGGAACAAAAGGTGCTAATGCTATATTTAGAATTGTAACAGCAATATTGTTAAAACCAACTAGTGAGCAACAAGCACAATTATTCAGAGATCAAATTGAAAAACATTTACCCGATGATATAAAAAAAGAATTAGGCGAACCAATGCCTAAGCCTAAGGACACAAACCCAGATGCGGCACAAAATCAAGTGCCTAATAAAGTTTATAAAGCCGGCGACACAGTTTCGTGGACTACAGCAAAAGGCACACCTGCTTCGGGTGTTGTTACTGGTGAAGAAGTAAAGCCAGGATATACTCAAGTAAAAACTAAAAAAGGTGCATTAATAGCCGTTAATTTTAATAAAACAGCACATACACATCAAGCAGGATCATAAAATATGTTAATAACAGAAGTACTAGAGCCAGGTAGCAAATGGCAAACATTAACCGAATCTAGCGATAAAAATTTACATTTAGAACATTTAGAAGATTTAATTTTAAATGATGGGTATCAAGGTGCCGTTACAGCATTAAAGTATGTTAATGCTTTAAGAATGATGCTTAATGTTGGCGGTGAAGGACAAAGTAAAGTCACAGTTAAATGGGACGGTGCTCCTGCTATATTCTGTGGAACAGACCCAGTTGATGGCAAGTTCTTTGTAGGTACTAAAGCAGTATTTGGTAAAACAGAAAACAAAGCGGCAAAAACAAGTGCAGAGATTGACAATTGGTATCCAGGAGAAGGCCTTAATAAAAAACTTAAAATAGCACTCTCAGAGTTAAGTAAATTAGGTATACAAGGTGTTCTACAAGGTGATATGATGTTTACTGCCGACGATATACAAACTGCTACAATAAGCGGCGAAGATGTTTATACATTTACACCTAATACTATTACATATTCAGTACCGGTTGATAGCGATATTGGTAAAAGAATTAAATCTGCCAATATAGGTATAGTATTTCATACAACATATACAGGCGAAACACTAGCAGATATGAAAGCAGAGTTTGGAGCCAAAGTTGGTAGTTTGAAACAGACAAGTAGTGTATGGTTCGACGATGCTTATTATAAAGATGTAGGCGGAAAAGCAACACTAACAAGCCAAGAAGATAAAGTAGTTTCAAATGGTTTAGGACAAGCACAAGTTACACTAAAAAAAGCAACACCAGAAACATTTAATAAATTTTTAGAAGACCCTGCTCTTGCTACTTGGTTAAAACCTTTTATTAATAAAAGAATTACAGCAGGTACTAGTGTTGGGGAACCAATACAGTTTGTAAAAGAATTTATAGAATATTTTAAAGAAAAAATGGAAGGCGAAATATCTAAACTTAAAACTGGAGCAGAAGGCCCGGCGGCACAAAAGAGATTAGAAAAGATATTAGCAACAGAAAAATTTGTAGAAGATAATTTAAACACAATATTAATAGTAATGGCAGTATACAAACAAGTTATACAACTTAAATTAAAACTATTAAAGAAATTAGAACGTATTGAACAAAGTGTTGGCACATTCTTAAAAACAGACGATGGCTATAAAGTTACAAACCCTGAAGGATTTGTAGCATTTGGTATGGAAGGTGGAGCAGTTAAACTTAATGATAGACTTGAGTTTAATAAAGCAAACTTTAATCAAGCAAAGAGTTGGAGCAAATAATGGCTTTTGAATTTATAAAAGAAGAATTAGCAGAAGCAAGAATGTTTAAGAGCCCAACAAGAATTGCGGCTAATAGTCAAGGACAATTAGCAGATACTTTATATTCTCATTTACTTGGTTTACAAGTAATGAAATATGAGAATCCAAAGGCGGCACAGGCTTATGCTAAAAAGACTTTAAGTTTACCGTTTAATAGTGTACGTCCTGGTGCTACAGATTTACATAACTTAATAGCAAGTGTAGATAAAACACCTCAAAACCAAGTAAGAGGTTATTTACAAGGTATTGCTAATGGTAGATTAGATACTCAAGCAGATAGACGAAACTTAATCATGTTACAACGTGGTTTAGGTGTTAGAAGCGGAGCAACAAATCAAATGAGGCGTGTTATTGCTGACTGGCCTAGAATGTTACCATCAGAGCGTAAAGTAGCGGCTACTAGACTAGGGTTTGCTTTGAATCATAGTGCTAGAGGTAGTGATTTTATGCCAGGCTACCATAAAACAATGAGAAAGAAAGACTTAGGCATAGACCAAGCGAAGAGCCCACTTAAAAAGAACCCTCTTGTATGGGGTGCTGTAGCCGGTGCGGCATTATATAAAGCAATACGAGACCCTCGTTTAAAGGCTCGTATAGGCGGAATCAAAAATTAATCTAAAAACTTAAAAATCACCCATTTTGGCTAAATATTAGTATGCCCGAAAACATATATCGGGTTCATAAAAATATAGGAGTCTTAAAATGGCAAGTTTAACAAGAGTACATGGCGCAACAGCCGTTATGTTCGCAGGAAAAGAAGTAGCTCTAACGAGTTTATCTAAATCAAATATAACACAAGCAGAGCTTGATAGTTGTATCGCTTTTATCGGCCTTACAGCAACTATCGTTGGTGTCGGTGACGATACTACTGGTGGTTTCAACGCTGGCGCTTCAGATGTAGTTCACGTATTATCAGAAGGCCCAGCACCGGCGGCAGGTTCTAACTTTGGTGGCGTTACAGGCGTAACATCAGCAGTTGTGGCTTATTTTAACTAAAACTAGTTAAAATTATAAAATACTAGAAAGGGTCTTAGGACCCTTTCTTTATGATCAAACACTCATAATAGCATAAATAAACGTGTAATGTAACACTTTAAAATATAGGTGTTACCAATAAAATGTTATAAATGGAGATATATTATGGCAAATTTATCAAGAGTAAGTCCTACAGCAACAACATCAAACACAGAGATGGTTGGTGCTAACATGACTTTCTTTACAGTAGACTATGTGAATGCTAACGCTTCAACTGGTCCTGCTGGCGCTCAAGCGGCGGCACACCAAACAATTAGTTCTACTAATACAATCGTAGCAATTGGTCCTATGATAGAGTCTAACAAACAGCAAACTTTTGCTGTTGAAGGTGACCTAGACGCGGCAACAATGCAGGCGGCTATTAGAGCACTAGGTACTGTTGACTCAGTTAACTTAGGTAGTTCTACAGTAACAGAAACTAAATTAGGTATTTTGACTGCCGCGGCAGTGGCTTAATAACTATTAAGAGTTAAAACTTCCTCCCGAAGTTTAAATAGGCACTTTATTGTGCCTATTTTTTTGACTTCAATTTCAGCACTAGATAAGTACATATATAATGAATTATCTAAATCTCAACGAAATTACAGGATTACACATAGAACATACAAGTAAATGTAATTTACTTTGTCCTCAATGTGCTAGGGTTGATAGTGATGGCAAAAGGAATCCAATACTTCCAATGGAAGAACTAACTATTGACGACTATAAAAGAATACTAACACCTGAGTTTGCTAAACAAATAAAACGTATATTTTGGTGTGGTAACTATGGCGATAGTATTGCTAGTAATAACTTTTTAGAATGTTTAGAATTTATAAGACATTCAGGAGTTCAAGGACTAACTGTTGTAACTAATGGTAGTGCCCAGTCACCTGCTTGGTGGACTAAGATAGCACATATATTAAACAGAGATACTGATAGAGTAGATTTTAGTGTAGATGGTTTAGAAGATACTAATCACTTATATCGAATCAATAGCAACTGGTCTAAGTTAAAAGAGAATATTACAGCATTTATCGATGCTGGAGGAAATGCCCATTGGGATTATTTAATATTTGATCATAACATACATCAAGTAGCACAAGCAAAAACTCTTGCTAAAGAAATGGGATTTAAAAGTATTAATTTTAAAAATACTAGTAGGTTTGTAAAAGTAAGTGATTTTAATGAAGTAATGGAAATAAAAACAAAAAATAAAAACATTATTTCTAGTAAGGAAAATAAAAATAAAACAAAGTACGATCAAATTATAGACAAGTTTGGAGATTTCAATTCTTATGTAGATCAGACACCTATAACGTGTAAATATAAAAAAGACAAGTTTGTTTATATTGATTTTCAAATGAAACTATGGCCTTGTTGTTGGGTAGGAGCACCTACTTATTTTGATAACGAAGAAAATATCCAAAAAGCACAGTTAAAAGCATTACAAAGTCGTTATGAAAAAGATTTTAATTCATTAAAAAAACACACACTACAAGAAGTATTAGAACATGAATTTTATAATAAAGATTTAAACGATAGTTGGAAAAATACAATGGCAGATAAAAATTCAAAATTATTTACGTGTGGAAGAACTTGTGGAAGTGATTATGAATTTAGTAGTCAAGATGGCACATTTAATTCTCAAAGGTATACATTATGACAAGCACAGCAACACACGGTTCGGTTACAGCAGGATATAGTTTTGGTACAGTAAGAAGCAAGTATCAAATAAAAACATTAATAGATATCTCGCCTACAGGTATGATATCAGAATTTAGAGATAATATACCATTGCCCTTTGTTGACGATTTAAAAAATATTATTAATAATCAAGAAACTTGGAATGTTAGTAGAAACGAACAGCGTAATTGGGAAACATTAGTTCAGTGTATTTCTATTAGGGCACAACCGATTATGTTACAAGCACCATTAATAGAAACAGTTAGTGTAGGCCCATTGGGATTTACAGGTTATAAAGGCAAGAAAAAAGTATGGACTTTTGAGTTTGGATTTGAAACACCAGACATTTATTTAGATGCTAATGACCCTGTTAAGTTACTAAAACAGCAATTAGACGTTATACCTATTATAATTGGGTTAAATGAAACAGCAAATATAACAACTAGTACCTTAGTTACAACCGGCATTAAAGTAAATACACTCTGTTATCCGATTGATATTGAATAGGTAAATACTTGTGGTTAGAAAAGCAAGTTGACACTAGAAGGCAACACACAGGCAAACTTTATAGGCATAACACAATTCATTGTAATAGTAGCAACTCACTAATAAACGATATACATAGGTGAGAAGACACAATGGCGGTTTTAGACGTTGAAAAAGAAAGCCTCGAAGCACACGTGGATTTATGTGCAGAAAGGTACAAGAGAATGGAAGAGAAATTAGACTCGATAGACGAGCGTATGGCTAAGGTTGATGAAGTTTTAGTTGAATTACGTGACGCTATGTATAAAGACAAAGCAGGTCGTAGTAAACAAATGACGACTATAGGGGTAGGTATAATAGGAGCATTGGTGTCAGCAGTGGCATTTTTGACCTATCAACTAATTATTCTTAATTAATATCGCGTACTAAATACAAGTATGCTAGTCGAAGAAATCACACAAGAAACAACAATGGCATGGGCCAGGTCAGGCAAGAAAGTTGTCCGTAAGTACCGCTGTTCTACAGGCAGGCTCAAAGGCAAAATTGTCTCAACGCCAGGTGCTTGTTATAAAGCACCCAATGTTAAGAAACGTATTAAGTTAATGATTACGAAAGCAAAGTTTAAACGAAGAAATGCTTTAAAATCTAAAAGAACAAAACGTATTAACCCGGCAAGTCGCAGGGTACAATCAATGAATAAGGCAATGAGAAAATGAGTTGGTTTGAATTATTAGAAACAGGACCGTCACAAGGAAAAGTTACTAAAATTTCCCCTGATGGTAAAAAGATATCTGTACAAACAGGCCCAGGACAAACTATGAATTTGGATTTAGATAAAGATCCAAACATTGATGTTAGTTCAAATGGTGGCAAAACATCTATTAAATTAAATCACGATAATAAAAATAAACTTAAAAAGCCAGGCGGAGCAAAACCTGGACAAACAGTTTCTATAGAATCTAAGAAAATAAACGAACACGAAATGGGTTTACTTAGAAATGTTGCAAGACAAATGGAAGCAGACGCCCATGCAGGCGACTACACCGCAATTGAAGAATTACTACACAACGTTTCAACAGAAGAATTAGAAGCCTTTCTTTCCGACCACAGGTCGCCAGACTGGGCAGACGAATCAGTTAAAGAAGCAGACGTAACAGTAGATAACGAAGGTAACATAGCAGGATACTTAGATACAATTGACGAGTATATTTCTATGCTATTTAAAGGTAAAGAATTACCCCTCGCTCATAAAAACGAGATAGCATATAGAATTCAAAATGCTGTAGACGATATTAGAACTAGAGAACTTGGATTAAAGCCAAGTAACATTAGAGCTCAATACGCAAATACAGAATCGGTTCAAAAAAAAAGACTAGTTGACACTGGTTTAGACCTCGAAGAAGGCCCAAACGATAAACATATTTTCAAAGCGATTTTCATGGCTGGTGGTCCCGGTTCTGGTAAATCTACTGTAGCCGACACAGTCTTAAAACAATTTGATCTTAAAGTTATTGATTCAGATAAAATGTTTGAACATTTAATGGCAAAGAAAGGTATGGATGTAGGTGATCCAGAACAAATTTATAGTCCAGATGGACAAGCAACTCGAGATCACGGAAAAAATCTAGTAGCAAAACAAAAAGAATTTTGGCTTGATGGTAAATTAGGTGTGGTAATAGATGGAACTGGCCGAGATATAGAAAAAACAGCAAAAATAAGACAGGAAATGATGGATTTAGGGTATAGCACAATGATGCTATATGTTAATACTAAATTAGCAGTAGCACAAGAAAGAAACTTACAACGTAAAAGAAGATTGCCTATATTAAAAGTAGAACAAATGTGGCGAGCAGTACAAGAAAATATAATGAAATTTCAGCAAGTATTCGGAGCAAATAGATTTATTGTTATAGACAATTCAGAAGGGTTAGAAGATCCTCAACGAGCAGAAGCATTTACAAAAGTAGAAGGAAGTATAAGAGCATTCTTACAACAAGTACCTAGGAATAGAATAGCTCAAGCCTGGCTTGATAAAAATAAAAAATTCGGCTGGCGAATGCATTAGATAAATGTGGTACAAAATAGCACCGACGGTTAAAGTGTGGCTATCTAAAATAGAAGTAGAAATACTTAATATGATGGATACTTTACCCGAGAGACAAATAACACGATCAGCATTAAAACACGATCAGTATGCCGGAATTAACCTTTTGGTAAGTAAAAGCATAATCTGGCGTAAGAAAATACCTGATGATGTGTTATATGGCAAAAAAAGAAAATAAACAGTTTCCTATAGTAATAAAGCATGAAAAATTCACGAGAGTGAATGATTCTATAGTTGTTCAAATTAAAGGCGGCTTATGGCGTTACAAAAGAGACGGACAAAAAATAGAATTTTCTTCGAGATTGGGTGCTGTATCTTATGCTGTAGCATACGAAACAATGAATAATCCAGGTAATATTCAGAGAATTGACAATACATTAGGAAAACATAAAAATGATGCTATGTTTCATAAGCATCATTTGAAAGAAGCACATAAAAGACGCGACGAAGATGCTATTTTATTGTATCAAACTAGGTTAGAATTAAGTATGACCGGGTGGGATAAAGCATTAACTGAATTAAAAGAAATATCAAAAGCGATGAACATTGTATAAATACATTATATAAAATTAAAGGGCTAAAATTATGAATTTAATGGAAATTGAAAAAAGAGTTACTAGTTCAGCAGTGAACAAGCAACTTAAAAAAACATTTAATCATGAAATTGATTTTACAAAACTAACACCAAAATTGGCATTAGATGTATTAGAATCAACCAGACATGATATTAACCAAATCAAATTAAATGGGCAAGATGCTAAAACATCTCAAAAATACCTAAATGCTGTATTAACAGTAGAAGCATTGGAAAAATGGCTTACAGAGCAAAAAATGCCTACAGTTAAAGAACATGACATTCCAGGACGTAAAATGCAAGTAACAGATGCTGATAAAAATGCTAACACGCCAGCGTGGAAACGTTATAAAGCAGGCGATCCTAGATATGAATACAAAGGCAAAGCAAAAGAATCTGTAACAGAAGCATTTGGCGATAACGCTACCGCTAAACAGGCACTTAGAATGCTAGTAGGTGGACAGAATTATGCTAAAGCCATTAATGCTCTTAGGATGGCAAAAGCAGGTAAAAGCGTACCAGCAAACTTTATGGAAGGCTTAATCCCATTACTAGACTTACTAGAAAACGTAATGTCAGCAAGTTTATCAAACGTTAGAATTATGCAACAACTTGACAAAAGAAGTCAAAGAATGTTGAAAGTAAAAGAAAGTGTTCTCACAGAAGGTGAAATGGAATCCGCAGAATTAGTATTAGCCGCTAAGGATATGGTTGACCAACTTCAAAAAATGCAAGAGCAACTAGGTGAATTACAAAATGAAAACCTTCCTCCATTAGTAGATGCTATTAGAGATGAAATGGGTCAAGATAAAGCAGACAGTTTTTCTAATGCCGCTAAAGGTACTGTTGAAACTTGTTTAAGTGCTGTTGAATCAGCAAGAGCAGGAATGGATAGTGCTACTAGAATGTTAACAGGTGAAGAAACTGGTATTGATATGGGTGCTGATCCTGAAGGTGCTGATGCTATGGAACCAGCAGGTGATATAGATGTAGACGGTATGGATGCTGAAATTCCTACTATGGATTTAGATGCTCCAGAAGGCGGAACTGAAGGTGAACCGGGGTTAGACAGAGAGGAACGCTAATGCGACTCGACGAGTTTGCTCCTACTAAAATATCTTCGTTAATGGCTTTTTTGGCCAATAAGATAGAAGGTGATAACAAAGAAATTCCTATGAAGGCCTTTGTTGCTATGGGTCAAAGAATGGGAATACCGTTAAGTTACCCAGCACTTAAAAAAGCATATGACCAAAGTCCACAGTTAGCAAATCTTATTGCTGACATAAATCAAGATACTATTATACTAAAATCCCCCGACGAAATTGATAGCGATACTATAGATGCTGAAGAGCCAGAAATTGATGCTGATAAAAAAGTAGGCGATATGGCTAAAAGAGCTCTTAACAAAAGAAGATAATCAAGAATACCCTCCCTCCTGTATAGTTTTTATAACTAATTTATGTAACACTAACGTTACAACACACAAACACACAGGAGAAACAAATGACTACAAGTAAAAATGCGTACGAGATTCGTACAGAAATTCTAGGCATGGCCCAAGGCTTTGTTATGGACAAGTTTCACAATCAACATCAAAAATGGCAAGACTCAACTGATAGGCATCCAGAAAGTGGTGCTATACTATCTACTAATAACAGCCCAGAGTACCCTTCATCGGATGATATACTACAAGAAGCAGAGAAGTTATATTCTTTTGTTGACGGTAAGTAATCACTTGAGCCCGGAGGAGACTTCGGGCTTGACTTCATTCTATAAATCTGTTATAATATATAAATGATTACTGAAAAATTTAATTATACACAATTAAAACGAAAAAGTGTTGAAGGCAAACGTCTTTATACAACACCTGAAGGTACGGCAGTACCTAGTGTAACAACAATCTTAGATAAAACCAAATCTGAAGAAAAACGATTAGCATTAGCAAATTGGAAGAAAAGGGTAGGTCCTCAGGCGGCTCAAGAAATTGTCACTGAAGCATCGGGTCGCGGAACAAGAATGCACAAATACTTAGAAGATTATTGTATTAATGATGAATTAAAAGCGCCAGGTTCAAATCCTTTTAGTCAACAAGCAAATGATATGGCTAAAGTTATTGTTGAAGAAGGTATGTGTAATTTTACTGAAATATGGGGGACTGAAATACCGTTGTATTTTCCAGAATTATATGCTGGAACAACAGATGCTGTAGGAGTATATAACGGTGACCCAAGTATTATTGATTTTAAACAAACTAATAAACCTAAGAAAGAAGAATGGGTAGATGATTATAAAACACAATTAGTGGCTTATGCCCTCGCCCATAACGAAGTATATGGTACAACTATTAAACAGGGCGTTATTTTAATGTGTAGTAAAGACCTATTATACCAAACATGGACAATTAAAGGCGACGAATTTGAACTTTTTACAGACCACTGGTTAAATAGAGTACAATCATACTATCGACTTATAGCATAAATACTTCTATATAAGGAGTTTTAAAAATGGCTGTAGTTCAAATATCACGAATTCAACACAGACGAGGTTTAAGTGACGATTTACCTCAATTAACATCAGCAGAACTTGGCTGGGTTATTAATCAACGTAAACTTTATATTGGAAACGGTTCTACTGTAGAAGGTGCTCCTAGCATCGGTAATACTGAAGTATTAACAGAGCATAGTAATATTTTAGGCGGTGCTACTAGTTATACATATAAAGGTGACAGAGCTGGTTATACAGCATCAAGCACATCAGCAAGAAGTTTACAATCTAAACTAGATGAACTAGTTAGTGTATTAGATTTTGGTGCCAAAGGCGATGGTGCTACAGATGACACCGCGGCTATTAATAATGCTTTATATCAATTATATTGTGTACAAGAAACAAGTACAATTACAAGAAGAGTGTTATATTTTCCACCAGGAACGTATCTGTTAACTTCAGATGAATTAAAAGTTCCAGCGTATGCTCATATGGTAGGTGCTGGGCAAGAAAAAACATTTATTAGGCAACAAACAGCATCGAGAAGTGTTTTAAGAACAGCAGATAGTGATCAGAATATATCTTCTAGTATAGGAACAGCATCAGCAGTAACACCGAGGTACATTACTGTAACAGGAATGACACTGCATCAGTCACTAGCATATAATGTTGCTATTATTGAACAATGTAACGAAGTAAGATTTAATAATGTAGGTTTTAAAGGAAGACTTTCAGCAGGACCGGCCACAGTTGGTAGTAAATATGCCTGTGTTAAATTAGATCAAACAGCAACTCATGTAACAAGTCAAGTTGTGTTTGATGGATGTGATTTTACATTTAGTGAAATAGGTGTTATATCAGATGTAGCACATACAAATGTTGTATTTGACAAGTGCTCGTTTGCTTATTTGTATGAAGCATTTCGTATAGGCGAGAACGTTAGTGGTAGTACATACGCCAAAGGACTAAGGATTCAAAATAGTCAGTTTGATAATATTACAGGTAGAGCTCTTTACATTTTTAATGGAAAAGCAGTTACATCATCATTTAATACTTACAAAGATTGTGCTACAAATTTAGTTGGAGCAGGCAATCCTATAACACCTGTTATTGAATTTAACCAAGACGGTAACGGTGCTTTTGGTGACTGGTTTGACAGAAACGACGCAGACGCTAATACTTTTCCTAGAATTGATCATAAAGGAAAAGAAATATACCAAGCACTAGCAGACAATCATATTGGATATGGTTATTCAAAAGAGTTTGCTGGTAAGAAAATTATTTTAGCAGATAACCAAAGTTCAGCAATTACAACTGGTGTTGCTTTTGACAGATCAAAAGAAACAGGTTTAAAATTATCTTACACTATTAATAGAGGTGTTAGAAAAAGAACCGGTACATTACTTGTAACCAATTCAACAGCAGATAGTTCAATTGAAGACGATTTTATTGAAGAATCAGACGTTGGTGTTACTTTTACACTAGATAGAAGTGGAAGTGATACTAAATTGTTTTATGCTACAAACAACCAAGGCAATACTGCCGATTTCTATTACAAAATAGAACGTAATTACTAATTACATATACAAGGAATGTTTGACCTTTCGTATCAAGAGAAAGTCAGGGCATGGCGTAATTTTCGCTTAGAAGTGTCTTGGCTGGATAGAGATGTTATACTAAATCGTACAGCCAAATTGTGGGAAATGGCTCCTTTAGCCATGCCTCATCTTGCTTATGATTTGCCTGATACGTGGCCGCAACCTTGGGACTTGATGTCATATCATTCTTTTGACGAAGTTGGTAAAACATTAGGAATATATTATACACTTTTTTTGACAAATAGATTTGACAAACGGGACCTAGATGTAGTAATATATAACAATAAAGAAAGTTCAACATTGACCCCTACTGTCGATGTCTACAACAAATATACTCTTAATTGGAGTAATGGAGAAGTTGTAAATACTTCAGTAGTAAGAAATAGTTCCAATAATAGACTTTGGAGATACAATTATGTTGAACTTAGAACAGAGACGTACCTATAGTAATTATCAACCGAAAGTAGGAAATATGGTGGCAATAAAACAAATTCAAATTCAAAAAAGAGATGGAATCAAAGAACCTTTAGATCTAGAAAAGATGCATAAGGTTGTTTTTCATGCTTGTGGCAACTTAGCAAATGTAAGTGCTAGTCAAGTAGAAATTAATAGTCATTTAAGTTTTTTCGACGGAATGACAACTGTAGAAATACAAGAAACATTAATTAAAAGTGCCGCTGATCTAATTAGCGAAAATACACCCAACTATCAATACGTTGGTGGAAGATTAATATCATATCATTTAAGAAAGATGGTTTATGGACAGTTTGAGCCATGGCACGTTTTAGATTTAGTTAAGAAAAACGTTGCTGAAGGCTATTACGACGCAGAACTATTAGAAAGTTACACAGAAGATGAATGGAATAAATTAAACAGTTTTATTAAACACTCGCGAGACGACAATTTAACTTATGCCGCAATGGAGCAGTTTAGAGGAAAGTACCTAGTACAAAATAGAGTTACTGGAGAACTTAAAGAAACACCTCAAATGACTTATTTGCTAATCGCCGCGACGTTGTTTGGCAAGTATCCAAAAGAAACAAGATTAAAATGGGTTAAAGATTATTATGATGCTATTAGCAATTTTGATCTAAGTTTACCCACGCCAGTTATGGCAGGAGTTAGAACACCCCAAAGACAATTTAGTTCGTGTGTTCTTATTGAAACAGGTGATAGTTTAAATTCAATTAATGCTACTACAAGTTCTATTGTAAAGTACGTTAGTCAAAAGGCAGGTATAGGAATAGGCGCAGGTTCTATTCGTGCTTTAGGCTCACCAATTAGGAAAGGCGACGCTTATCATACAGGTGTTGTTCCTTTTTATAAAATGTTTCAGGCCGCAACTAGAAGTTGTAGCCAAGGCGGTGTAAGAAATGGAGCCGCTACTCTTTACTATCCTGTTTGGCATTACGAAATTGAAGACTTATTAGTTTTAAAGAACAATAAAGGAACAGATGACAACCGTGTTAGACATATGGATTATGGTGTACAGTTTAATAAACTTATGTACGAACGATTAATCCAAGGTGGAAACATTACGTTGTTCAGCCCACACGACGTTCCAGGGCTTTATGAATCATTTTTTGCTGATCAAGATAAGTTTAAAGAACTTTATGAAAAAGCAGAACGTATGACATCAATTCGCAAAAAGACTATTCCCGCTTCTAAATTGTTTGGTAATTTTATGGAAGAACGTAAAAATACCGGACGTATATACTTAATGAATGTTGATAATGCTAACGAGCATGGAGCATTTAAACAAGAAGTAGCACCTATTAAACAAAGTAATTTATGTTGTGAAATCGACTTACCAACTAAACCTTTAAATGATTTAAATGATAACGAAGGTGAAATAGCACTATGTACTCTTTCAGCAATTAACTGGGGCAATATAAAAGATCCTAGGGATTTTCAATTGCCTTGTGAGTTAGCAGTAAGAGGGTTAGATGCTTTACTAGATTATCAAGATTATCCTGTTAAAGCCGCAGAAAATAGCACAATGAAAAGACGCCCATTAGGTGTTGGTATTATCAATCTTGCTTACTGGATGGCTAAACATGATATGACATATAGCAATCCTAATCTAGAAGTAATTGATAGATGGGCAGAAGCATGGAGTTACTACTTAATTAAAGCAAGTGCTGATTTGGCTGTAGAGCATGGTGCCTGTCCTGGAAACAACGAAACAAAATACGGTGATGGACTATTGCCAATCGACACTTATAAAAAAGATGTAGATGAATTAGTTCCACACAAGGAACGTATGGCGTGGACAAGTTTGAGGAAACAACTTAAAGAAACAGGAATTAAGAATTCAACACTAATGGCACTTATGCCTGCCGAAACATCAGCACAAATTAGCAACAGCACTAATGGAATTGAGCCACCTAGGAGTTTAGTAAGTGTTAAACAAAGTAAACATGGTGTACTCAAACAAGTAGTACCAGGCATTGCCACACTTAAAAAGAAATATGAACTACTTTGGGACCAAGAATCCCCAGATGGTTATATTAAGATTATGGCAATATTACAAAAGTATGTAGATCAAGGTATTAGTGTTAATACAAGTTACAATCCAGTACACCACGAAGATGAAAAAATACCAATGAGTACTATGCTTGGTCATCTTTTAACTTTTTATAAGTTTGGAGGTAAGCAGTTATATTATTTTAACACTTATGACGGTGCTGGCGAAATAGAAATCAAAGATATGGTCAATGAAGCAGAAGAAGTTACAACATTTAATAGAAATGAATTTGACAGCGATGCTGAATATGACGAATATTGCGAATCTTGTGCTATTTAAATAAGTACATATTCGTAAAATAGAAACAACAATCAAGGACTAATATAGTGAAGACAGTTTTTCAAACCGACGGAAAAAATAATCATACAACAGCAAAAGCATTCTTGGACCCGAAAGGTGGCGTAAATATACAACGTTACGATACATTAAAATATAGACAATTTGATAAACTAACTGATAAGCAGTTGGGATTTTTTTGGAGGCCTGAAGAAGTTGATATCACTAAAGATCAAAAAGACTTTAAAGAGTTAACTCAATGGGAACAACACATTTTCACGTCAAATCTAAAACGTCAAATTCTTTTAGATAGTGTACAAGGTAGAGCACCAGCAGAAGCATTTGGTCCTATTGTAAGTTTGCCAGAATTGGAAAACTGGATTACTACTTGGACGTTTAGTGAAACAATTCACAGTAGAAGTTATACACATATTATTCGTAATATTTACAGTAATCCTAGTCTTATTTTTGACGAAATGTTAGAGATACAAGAAATTGTAGATTGTGCTAAAAGTATTACAAAAGCATATGATTTGTTAATTTATAAATCAAAGTTATATGAATTACTAGGCGAAGGAACACATACAATTAACGGAAAGAAAGAAACGATTAAATTATATGAACTCAAGACGTTACTATGGAAGTGCTTAATGAGTGTAAATATTCTCGAAGGCGTTCGTTTTTATGTTTCGTTTGCTTGTAGTTGGGCATTTGCCGAACTAAAGAAAATGGAAGGTAATGCTAAACTTATTAAGTTTATTGCTAGAGATGAAAATGTTCATCTAGCAAGTACACAAACTTTATTAAAAATATTACCAAATGACGACCCGGACTTTAAAACGATTGCTAAAGAAACAGAGCAAGAATGTATAGATATGTTTATGGATGCAGTACAACAAGAAAAAGACTGGGCAAATTATTTGTTTAAAGACGGATCAATGATAGGATTAAATGCTGAATTATTAAACCAGTACGTAGATTGGATTGCTCATAGACGAATACTAGCAGTAAGTTTACCTAGTCCTATTAAAGTTCCAGCGGCAAATCCGTTACCGTGGACAGAGAAATGGATTGCTGGAAGTGATGTACAAGTAGCACCACAAGAAACAGAAATAAGTTCTTATATAATAGGCGGAACAATACAAGATGTCACTGAAGATACGTTTAGTGGTTTTAAATTATGAAGGAAAATATGTTAACAGTATATACAAAAAATGTGTGCCCTTATTGTGTAAAAGCAAAAAACTTTTTAGATATAAAAGAAATAGCATACGAAACAATTAATATAGAAGAAGATATAAACGGGAGAAACTTTTTAGTAGATCAAGGCCTTAGGTCAGTCCCGCAAATTTTTGTAGGTAATAAGTTATTAGTTGCCGGTGGAGCCAACGAACTAGTTAGATTATCAACAGAAGAAATCAATGAAAGAATAGAATCAATTCAAGGAGAATAAAATGTTAGTAACAACAAGTTCTTATAAAGAAAACGATATCATCTGCTTTAGAATTACAACAGGTGAAGAAATTGTAGCAAAGTTAAAAGCAGAATCAGACACAACTTACACAGTTACAAAACCGTTAGCATTAGTTAATGGCCCAAAAGGTGTAGTTATGGTTCCTGCGATGGTAACTGTAGATCAGCATAGTGAAATTACTTACAATAAGTCAGCAATTATTTCTGCTAGTGTTCCTACTAAAGCAGTTACAGGTAGTTACGTTGAAACAACCAGTGGTCTAGTTATGGCTACTACTTCTAACCCAAATAAACTAAAAACAAAAGTAAACTAAACTTTGTCAAACTTAACAGTCAACTCTTGGGATGAATTTCAACCATTACGAACTGTAATGGTAGGGTCAGTCTTTGAGGATAGTTTCTTAGACGGTATTAAGAATACAACTATTAAAAACGGTTTAGCAAAGATACTTCGAGAAACAAGAGAAGATATTGAATACTTTAAGCAAACATTAATAAGCCACGG